CCACCAAGCAGATGCAGCCCTACACCCTGGCCGTCATCGTACCGTTTTCCAACCAGTTCCGCCGCGATGTGCCAGCCCTGTATGATCAGCTGGTGCAGCGTCTGCCCGGCGCTCTGGCCAAAAAGTTTGACCAGACCGTGTTCGGGGCGGTGGAAGCCCCCGGCTCCAACTTCGATACCCTGAAAGCCTGCACGGCTCAGAGCATCCTGACCAATGCCTACGGTGGTCTGGTTGCCGCCGATGCAGACATCGCCGCCCATGACGGCATTCTGAACGGCTGGGTGCTGGCCCCGCAGGGCAAGGCCATCCTGCTGAACGCGGTGGACGGCAATAAGCGTCCCCTGTTCATCAACTCCGTGGCCGAAGGCGCAGTGCCCATGATTCTGGGCGCGCAGGTGCGCCAGAGCAAGGGCGCCTACACGGCCAACACGGCCAGCGATGCCGCCGTTGTCGGCTTTGCGGGCGACTGGAGCCAGGCTGTATACGGCACCGTGGAGGGCGTGCAGATCGCCATTTCCGACCAGGCCACCCTGACCGACGGTTCCACCACCATCAACCTGTTTGAACAGAACATGTTCGCCGTGCGCGCCGAGATCGAAGTCGGCTTCCGCTGCGACACCACGGTGTTCAACAAGCTGACCGGCGCAGCCAAAACGGGGTCCTGATCATGATTGAATTCAAGAACCGCCTGACCGGCACCCTGATGACCGTTGCCCCGGAGCGGGAAGCTGAATATCTGGCGGCAGGGCATACCCGCGTGGATCCTCCGGCGGCCGCCGCCCCGGCCAGGCAGACCGCCGAAGAGCCCGCTGAAGAGCCCACCGCCAAGCAGACCGCCGAAGAGCCCGCCGAAGAGCCCACCGCCAAGCAGACCGCCGCCCCGGCCCCGAAGAAGAAAGCCGCCGCCAGGAAATGAGGTGATGGCAATACCTCTACCGCAGCTATCACGCTCTAGGCGGCAACGGCACCGGCACGGAACTGTACACCCGTGCCAAGTCGCTGCCGATCAAAAACGAGTAAAGGAGATTTTTATGGATTTAGCATCTTTTGGTATCGCAAGCGTGGCTTGCATCACCGTCATCTGCTATCTGGCCGCAGCCGCAATCAAACAGACCCCGCTTGCAAATAAATGGCTGCCGACACTGTGCGGCGCTCTGGGCGGCGTGCTTGGCCTTGCAGCTATGCATCTGTCGGTTCCTGACTTTCCGGCGGGCGACCCGCTGACGGCGCTTGCAGTCGG